TACCACTCTAAGGAGTGGTTCATAAATTTTGAATCGTAACCCCGACATTTCAACCATTTCTGATTACGCCTCTTTCTCTATCCCGCCCGAGTTCATGGGCTGGCATAATGCCTATCAAGCGATCAAGTACCATGGACAAAGTGCGTACGACCGTCACCGCCATCAGCGTGCTGAATTGTTGGCACTCGTTCCGCAGCTGGAAGACGCTGAAGAGAAACGAGCTGTCGACATTCGGTGGTCTCTTGCAGCTGCTCTGCATTGGGATCTTTCCCAACGTTTCGGCCGCGCTTCTGTCCATTCCAACATTGATTTTTCGCACGCCCTGATTGAACTTAGGCGGGCTTGTGGTATTGCTCTCGGAACTGCTTCTCATCGTTCGGAAGCACGGCTCTCACCGGCAGCGATTCTCCAAACCTGTCAACTTGATGCAGCGCGCAACTTTGCCGCTCTTCAATCTTCTTCTGAATGGCATTCCTGGACTCCAGAACGCGAATTAGCTCAGATCCTTTGGTTTGCCGAGGCGTCTACGACACAATTACTCACCGTCACTGACGCTCTCCGTGGTGTCAATCTTGACCCGGGTTTTCTCGCGCTTCAGTTTTTCGCATGCAGCGATTTTTTCGACGCAAAACCATTCAATGTTGAATGCCTGGCTCGTCTTCCCGACGCCGAATCTTTTGTTGCACCCACGTTCGACTTCGATTTGCATGCTCTCGCGTCTTGTGAATTCTTGGCTTTCGCTGGCTATCAGTTTGAACGCATCTCGGTTGAACCCTTTTCTCTCGGCCCCCTCGAAACTGTCACCATCACTTACACGACTCGCAACGCACGTGAGAGACGCGCACTCCTTTTTTATGCCAAGCGCAGTGCCCCTGATCTTGCATACCCGGATATCAAAGCTGTCGATTTCGACGTGCTTTTCAATGAGATCATCCGCGCCAATGGTGTTGCGATCGATGCCCCACCTGCGCGTCGCGTCGGTGGACCCGGTGACTGCTGGAAGGCTTTGCCGACGATGAAGGAGCCGTCCGATTGGGAGATGACTACTACTGAACTCGTTGAACGCATCGTCTATTTCGTTAA